TTGCGGCGGTTCAGGTTCTCTGTCAAGTCGCGCCCGTATGACGTATTGGGGATAGGCGCGTGGAATATAAGGCCGTCCGGCGTGTCCTCAAGTACGAGCGCCGGACTGCTGCGCGTCGTAGCAAGTACGTAATCGGGATTATGGTTAAAAAAGCTCTTAATCTCCCCGCCGCGCTTCATGCATTTGTCGAACGCTCCGGCGCGTATCTTCTCAAAATACCCGTCAAAGATTTCAACTTCCTTGTCGTAGACGATACCGAGGCCGTCTACGTATTCCTGTTTTGTCTCGCCCTCGCCCTCCGCGCGGATTTGTATTCCGTCGATTTCGGCAAGGCGCATTTCAACTGCCTTGTTTGGCATCATTTTCCCCTTTCCCTGCAATGATATTTTCCAGCGTCCCCATGTTCATGGGTACAAGCCGCGCGTCCCCCTCGCTGTTTGGCAAGGGATTCATATCTTCCATTTCCCGCATTTCGTCAATCGAATAAATTCCCATGCGCGAGCCTATTTCGTACGCTTGCATTCTGTCTTTTAGCGCGCCCCGCAATAATCCATCTATTGCAAACTTGCAATAAAATTTGTCCCCGCCGTCAAGTAACTTTTTATTAATCTCCTGTTCCCACTGTATGCAATATTTCAACATGGTAAAGATTACAAAGGCCTCTTTCATCTCCGATATGCCGGAGCCCCACGACGTGCTTTTTTCGTGTTCTTGCAATAAAAACAGGGGCACCCGGTATATACGCGCAATTTCCGACGTGTCAAATTTTCGCGTCTCTAAATATTGCGCGTCTTCAGGCGGCAAACCGACACGCTCAAATTTCAGGCCGCCCTCAAGGGTAATTATTGAGTGGGACTTGCCGAGGCCCCTGTAGTTGGCAAGGTTCGTTTCGAGCGTTTTTTTAGCGTCCTCGTTTAATCCGGGCGGTATGCCGGTTATTATTCCCGCAGGATTCGTTCCCTGCCCAAACGTCCGCGCTCCAAACTCGCGCACGGCAAGGGCAGAACCGATGGTCTCCCGGTGAACGGTAATGGGGGATAACCATCCGCCGTCAGGCCGGGGCCAAAAACGGAATATCAATAACTGGTGCGGCCACAGTGTGCGCTGCGCCCCCTTGTCGTCAGTTACTTTATAGGTGAGCTTGCCGGACGCAGTTTTTGCAGGGGTTACCTGCTGTGTGGGTATGGGCCACAGCGCGACGGGGTGGCCGTTCGCGTCGAATTCGATTTCCGATATTCCAGCTCCGTACGCCAGTTGGTACGTTGCCATCATATGACACCAATCAAAGGCCGTCAAGTTTTCGTTCGGAGCGCCATGTAGCATATTATATTGCGGGTGATTCATGGCCCACGCTTTTGTCGTTGGGCCGGTATTGCGAAAAATGTGAAGCGGGAAAATGCCCATCGTGTCGGCGATTATATCTATTGCCGCCCATACCGGCGTGAGGGATATTGCGGTCGTTTCGTTGACGGCAACGCCCGCGCTGGTAGCCCCGCCGCCAAACGCGCTAATTGCCCATTCCGGCATAGACGCAGAGGACGCGGGGGATGAGCGGCGTTCTTGGAGCGCAAAATACCCCATCACGCACCCCCTTTCGGCGCATTATTGCGCTTGCCGTTACCGGGATAGAGTGCAATAAAGACGCAAGCCGCCCCGCCTACGATCAGCGCGGCGGGGGCGTAGATCATACACCCGCCCGCAGTAATGGCGGCAATCCCGATTATCAGCAAAACAAAGTCCAGCAACTGCCCCATAGGGGCCCGATCCAATCCCGCAACTCACAATGTCAAAATACTGACTTTGATTTTTATATTAACTTTTTTGGAGAAAAAAAACAATTAAAATCGCGTGTATTGTTTTTAGGGTATAGCAAGGTATAGCAAGCGCAAAATCCGCAAATAATCAAACCGCCATTGTGCACTGGAGGCCCCTCGGTGCGGAGGCGGAGGCATTAGAACACCCGGACGCCCCAGTCCATTGGCGCGGATTTGGGGGCCGGGTCATCCACGAGAGCGCGGACAAAGGCGTTAATTGTTGCCGCTATGGGGTCGATTTTCAGGCGGGATTTGGATTTGTCCAGCATGATGTTTGCGTTGTGGTCTATGCGGATTTCCGCGTTGCCGACCGCCCACGTTAATACGGGGTTATTGTCGTGGATTATTCTGCGGGAGAATACCGCCTCCCTGAACGCCCTTGTCGGACCGCCGAGGGTTAACATGCCTTGCCGGATGTCCACGACCGTCATTCCCTCGGCTATGAGGTCGGGGGATATACCAAACGCCATTGCGGGGTCAATGCAAAATTCGGCGGGCGTCCAGCCATTTTCGGCGCACGTGTCCAGCATATAGCGTAATACGGCCTTGTGGTCTACGGTTGCCCCATCCGTTACGGTAATACGTCCGGCTTGCCGCCATACGTCGTATGGGGCGCGCCCATCAATTACTTTTCGGTGGTACGTTTCCTCCGGCATAAACGATTGGGAGAGTAGCGCATAACGCGCATAGCCGCCCTCTGCATAGGGGAAAACGAATCCCACGGACGTCAAGTCTTCGCGCTCAGAAAGGTCTATCCCGACGTAGCAGCGGCCCGCAGCCTTTTCTTTTATCGTTTCGAATAGTTCCGCCGTGTCTGCCTTGCAGGCCGCCCACCGCGTCATGTCCATGTAGCCTACCGGCCTATTCTGCACCCACACGTTGTACGTCTTGGTGTACAGGTCGCGGCGCTTCTCGGCCTTGTGCGCCGCCTCACCCGTTTCAACTTTAATACTTTCGCGCACTACGGAGTCGGCACCGGTAACCGGATTTGACTTCGATATTGCCGCGTCTGATCCCAGTTCGTCAATAATTCCGCCCGGTTCTATTTGCCGCCCGTCGTCAGTTGTAAAAATATCGTGGGTATTATTGCGGTCAAGTTCGCAGATAATAGCAAAGTAACGGTCGTTATCGACGGGGTTGTTGGGGTCGAGTATCTGCGACACGTAGTTATATTCCACGGCGTAACAGGGGTTAGTCAAGTCAAAGCCCGCCGTGGTGATAATAGACAGTAGCGGGTTCTTGCGCGTTTTCATACCGCTTGTCAGCATATCGTAAAATTCCGTAGTTTCGTGGAGGTGGTATTCGTCTAAAATCCCAAAGTGCGGATTGCTACCGTCACCGCGCTTGCCGTCGTCTTTAGAAAGCCGCGAAAATATTGACCCGCTCTTTACATGTTTAATAACCTTTTCGCGCGAGGCGTTATCGTATTTACAAGTGAACGAATCTTTAAAGTCGCTATTTTGGTAAAGCCACGCGGCCTCGTTCCATACCCACTTTGTTTGTTCTTTTTTCGTGGCGGCCACATACGCCTCCGCCAGCGGCTCGCCGAACGCCGATATTTCGTACAAGGCTTGTATGGCCTTGTCTTGCGACTTCGCGTTTTTGCGCGCAAGCTGCTCATACATGCGCCGGAACCGGCGCGTGCCGGTGTCGGATTTGTGCCACCAACCGTAAATATTCCCGTAGACAAAAAGTTCGTAATCGCAGGGGGCTTTTCGCTGGCCGGCAAGCGGGCCGCGCGAGTGCTTGAATTCTCCCATCCAGCTTATATATCGCTCCGCTTGCGCCTCGTCAAAATCCCACGGCCAGCCCCTTTCCTTGCGCCGGTCAATTTCGCGCAGGAATCGCAGACAGGCCCACTGGTGTTTTTGGCAGGCGGTGAGCTTGCTTTCGGTTGTTGCCTTGCAATAGTTAATTAGGTGTTTTAATAATGTCATATTTCCCCCTTCTTTTTCCAGTGTTCAAAGATTTCTATTGCAAAAACGACCCCAACCGTAAAGCCTAATACAAACAAGCTTATCAAACACCCTATGCGGACTTCAGTCATTTTTGCTCCTTTCCACCAGTATACCGTGCACCGTGTTCAGCACAAAATCCCTCAGCCGACTCCGAAAATTAGCAACATCTACGGCCTTGCAGGTTGTAGTGTCGAACTCGTCCAATGATGACAGCCCCTCGCGCATTAACTCGGCGTCTCCAGCGGCGGCACGTGTTCGGGTATGGTATCATCTATAAATACCCAACCTCCTACATATCGGGCGTGGTACTTGCCGCACACCTTGCAATAACAGAGCATGATTTCATTGCGGTCAAGTAACTGTTTGTACGCGAGGCTGTTCATTGATACACGCCTCTCCCTCTTTATCGCACTGCATGGTTCGACCGACAGGGGGTCGGCGCTTTCTGCGGCGCAAATACGGTCTTCTATCCGCGACACCGCCTCCGCAAGCAAAACCATCTTTTTATCGAGTTCGTCAATACGGTCTTCGACAGTTACAAACCGTCTTGAGCTTTCGGAATGTTCTATATTCATTTTCCCTCTCTCCATTTAAGATTATTAAACCACGCCGCCCCGACGCCATACTTCGCCATTACCAGCGACCGCGATAGCTCCTCAATTAGCGCGTGCTGCTGCGCATTGTAATATTTCCCCTCCATCGAACCGTCCGCCTGAATCCCTCCGATTTTGCAATGGAGCAATTCGTGGACGAGCGTCTGCTCTTGCGACATGCGAAGCAAGGCGCGACCGGCGTCCTTCGGTAACGCATAAAGTGTAATCTGCGCGGCGCGGCAATTAAAATCGACGTCTATCCGCCCCAGCCCGTCGCCCTCCGCATCCGCGGGTATTTCCACGCCAACCTGAATATCTATAATCCAGTCGGCAAGGAATAGCCGCGACTGCCACTCCCGCAGACACGCCCGCGCTTGCTTTGCGGACGTGAATTCTATTATCGGTTGGCGCTTATTCGTCATTCTGTGTCCCCTCCTCGTATTCTTTCAGCGCGTTCTGCGCCTCTATAATGTTATCCGTAATTGCGTAGTGTTTGCAAATATCGCAAAGCTGAACGCCGGCACACGGACAGCACAGTTGCGTCTCCGTGTCGCCGACCGTCGTCCCCTCAATTTGAAGTGTGTAGTTACCGTCGGAAAACACCAAAAAATAATAGTTTTGGGTGGCCACGTTTGCCGAGCGCAGAGACAGCGTCTCGATGTGGTAGCCGTCGCTAATTGGCTTGTACAAAACCATTTCCCCGCCACACTTCGGACAGCGATATTTGCCGCCGTCCTCAAGGGTGATCCGCCCCTCGCCATTGCAACCGTCGCATGCCTCGGCGGCAAGGGCGCTCTTCTTGACGACAATATAATACTTCTTGTCGAAAGTCAGGTCGAACGGGAACGACATGCTGTCCGGTAGTTGCAATTTACTCATCTTGCGCCTCCTGTTCTCCCCAATCCATTATGCGGTCGGGGCAGTGATCATAATCGCCGCAAAAATAGTTGGAGGTGCCGTATATAACTTCGCAAAAGTTACACCCGCCCTCAAACAACGCGGTCAATTTCTCCAACGTCAGCCCCTCCTTCCACTTCTCAAAATTAGTCTTGCCCATCGTCAATCTCCTTCCATATTTCAATGTCGCCTTCGCCGATAAGCCCCTTGCCACCGGCGATTTTGAATAGTGATTGTGCCGTTTCAAAATAACCAGGCGTATGGTTAGGCCGCCTATTCCTGCGCACATAGTCAGCGGCAAGCCCAACCAAAAATTCCACTTCGCGCCTTGTCATCTCTACAAGATATGTTTCAAGGTCTGTGTCCAACAATTCTTTTACAGTTTTAAATCGTCTCATCATCTACCTCCGGCGCGTCAGGGAGCGGCTGCCAGTGGGAGACGCAGCTATACGGTATCAAGAGTTCCTCTGCGGGGCGTTTGCCGTCAGCCGGAATCCGCGCAAAGACAATTACCTTAAACTTGAGCATTACTTCAACCTTTAACTCCCCAACAAACAAATCTTTGTCATAACCATACATCAATACGCGCTCACCGGTTTCCGGCTCGCGCTCCGACAGCTTAATCCAGTTACTCATACTGCCTCCTTAATAAATCTGTACATTGTGGCCTTGCCAACGCCGTACTGCGTCGCTATCAACTGATAGGTCTGACCGGCGCGGCGGGCGGCGATGATTTCGCGCTTGAAAATATCCAGCAACACGTACTTGGCTTTTTCACCAAATTCCCCGTGCCGCATGGCGCTCCTAATTTTCGCCTTGCAACTTTTACACAGCAACATTTAACGCGCCCTCCTTTTTGGGTTCAAATTTCCCGCAATCGCAGACGTCCCCGGCTACCTTACACCTCCGCCCAACGTCGTTATACTCCCCCCACGATTCAAACGGGCACAGATAATTCCAATATCCCCGGATATCGTTCGTTACGCAGTTTGCGCAATTCCCGCACGTTTCAGTCTCCACCTTCGGCCCCCTTTCTCGGCCCAGCATACATAACAGCGGCCCGCGCATCGTCAGATGTACAATGGCCGTCCACGCACGCGCCGCAAACAGGCGTCCCGTCTACCCGTTCGCAGAATTCACATTCACTATAATCCGCTCCCGCCCTGTCAGCCTCGCAGATATAGTATATTTCCGTGTGCCCAACGCAAAAACACTTTCCCATTATTCCACCCCCAAACATTCTAATTGTTTGATTGTGGTGGGGACTTTGGCCTTTTTCGCCTCGTATTCCGCCCGTTTTAACGTCGTGTAGACCATCGGCTCCTCCCAAAAACTAACCATCTGCTTGCCGGTAGCCGTATCCGTTACCGCATACATCGTCATTTCTTTCATTATTCCCCTCCCTTGTTTATAGGTTTCCCGACCGGGATAGGACATCCCGAATCGGTCATAATTTTATCTATCCGTTCAAACACCTTTACGACTTCGCCGTATTGCTTTTTTCTAATCAGGCGCAATACTTTCCGCTCCGCCCTATGGAGACGCTTACTCCACAGCGGCAACCGGAAATTACGCACAATCTTGAAGTTCGCGAAATTCTCGCGTTCGCTTGCGCAAACCTCCGCGAACTTGCCATACATTAATTGCGCGTCCTCTCCCAGCCCGTGCTTCATTATGCAATTACCTTTCCAGTAATAAGCAAAATGGAACGAATATTCAGCGTCGGGCCAGTCCTTATTATACCAAATACAAATATCCCCGTTGCGCTTGCGCTTCACGTTCCGGTATCGGCGGATCGCTGGCATTACCACGCTCGCCCGCCACGCGGAGCGAAACAATACCGCTGTTATATCCCGCGTCGCGAACGATACGCAGTTGGTGTGCTTCGCCACGACTGGGACGCGGTACAACTCGGCTATTGTGCGCGGGGCGGTCATTGGGCGGCCTCGCTTTCTTTACGTTTCGGCTCAAGGGCATACCTCGCAACTTTATTTACCCATGACTTCGCCACGCGCAAATCCCGTACCGGTTGCGGGTCGCCATAGTGTACCGTCTCCCCGTTCTCCGTAAACTTCACGGCCCGCCATTGGCGAATCACCTTCCCAATGTCTTCATGTAAGGCGCGGCAATATTCCAACCGCCCCCACTGCCACGCACCGACGCGGACGTCTATCACCTTGATGCCGTCCACGGTGCGCGGCTTGCTATATTCAATTTTCACCTTTAATCATCCCCTCCAGCCAATTCTTGGCTATTGGTAAATTGCGTATTGGCGTTTCGGGCCAAAGCGTAACAGGCGATTCGTCAGCACGCCCGTAATAGCTCCCCCATTTTTTCGCGATCCAACCGACTTTGTGGGCGTGCCTTTCCAATTGCCCCCAGCCTTGCCCGTCGACAAACACTTCCACCTTGCAATAATAGTCGGTGCGCGGCTTGCTATATGTGATTGTCATACCGCCGCCCCCTCCTCCCTCAACTTCTCAAGCGATGCACTGCAAACAGTATGTACTTCTCGCCGGTTGTACCCGCGCGTGAGACAGATATATTTGCTGAAGGAGCCGGGCGCGAAGTGTACACATTGCTCCATCTCCTCATTGTTATGCGCAACACAGAGACCGGTGTAGTATTCTCCATACGTTGACCGGCTTGGCGGTAGCCAATACGATTTTTTGGTTGCATTCGATTCGTTCATCCCGCCATCTCCATGTTAAGGTCGTACATCGTTTCGATTTTCGCGCCGCACATTTCCGGCAAGTTGGCCCGTACCAACGCCTCGGCGAGGGCGGGGCAGACGCTGTTGCCGCAGCGGGCGACCTGCGCGGACTTGGTTATCGGCTTTCCGTCCGCGGCGGTATCTATTATGTAATCGCGGGGGAAACCCTGCGCGTTGAATAACTCCCTCGGCGTCAGCATACGCAACCCAATATCCGCAATGGCGTATTGATCGCCGTGTACGGTTACGAGGCCAAACCTATCACGGCTTGTAATGGTATGGGTTGGCTCTGTTACGGGCTGTCCAGTCTCGCCCTCCGCGCCGTAATATTTCATCAGGAACGCCCTCACCTCGCCAAAGTGCAGCCCTCCGGCGGCTATGGTCTGTAGCGGCTCGTCGGCGGGGTGCCCCACGTTGTCGCCCTTGAATTTTACGACGTGGGACGCGACAATGGCGTTATGGTCAATGGCCGTTACCGTAGGGATCGGCTCCTGCGCGCCGCTACCCTTGCTACCATTGCCACTATAATATTTTGACAGAAACGCCACGACCGCAGCGTGTTTGCCGCCTGAAACGATTGTGCCGAGTGGCTTGTCCAGTCCGGGCACGCGCGGGGCTTGACCGGGGGCCTCACCGTAACCTGTCTGGATGAGCGTGGGCGCTATCAGGCATTGCTCCGCCTTTGACACGGTTGTGTTGAGCGGAGCGTCTATCGGGCGCGACCGGTCGAGGGAAAATCCCGTTTGGCCGATTGGTGTTATATAGGGCGTAATTAACGCGGCGTCGGCCTTGCTCGTAATTGTTGCCATCGGCTCGTCTACGCCACGCGGACGGCTCTGTCCGGCGCGACCGCCGACGCCCACCAAATACGGGTCGGGGTTATCAATTACAAATTTTTGCAAACCGCGCGCAATCCGCCGGAGCGTCGCATCAGCGAGAGGGCGCACGGCGTTAATGCCGTATTTGGCTTTGATTTCTGCGGACGTATCGAAGATCGACGGGCACGGAAGCGTCCAGTCGATTATCTCCGCCGCTGTGCGGTACGGTAATAAACGTCCCGATTTAACGCCGATACTGCCGGGCGCGCCGTGCGTCGGGGCGGGCCACGTTATGGGTTCGCTGTCGCAACGCGCAACCAGAAAAAACCGCTTGCGGATTGTCGGCGCGCCGTAATCACAAGCGCGTAACTCGCGCCAGTCCACCGCGTAGCCGTAGGTACGTAACGCGCTGACGAACGAGCGGAATGTTTTCCCTGTTTGCGTCTTGTCCAGCTGGCCGTCCTTGCCGAGCGGCCCCCATGTTTTAAATTCTTCGACGTTCTCCAAAATTATAATTTTCGGGCGCACGGTCGCAGCCCAACGGACGGCAACCCACGCCAAACCGCGAATATTCTTGTCTGCGGGTTTGCCGCCCCGCGCCTTTGAAAAGTGCTTGCAATCGGGGCTAAACCACGCGAGCGTTACCGGCTGCCCCTGCGTCGCCTCGCGCGGGTCGATGTCCCAGACACTCTCGCAAAAATGGCGCGTGTACGGGTGATTGGCGGCGTGCATAGCGATTGCGTCGCGGTCGTGATTAATCGCAATGTCCACGGGGCGACCGAGGGCAAGCTCAATGCCGGTGGACGCCCCGCCGCCTCCGGCGAAGTTGTCAATAATAATGCCGTCGAACATGTTAATCTGCTGTGGCATTGTTTGCCTCCCATATTTCCTTATTCCGGCAACTCCCATAATCATAATATTCACATAGTGTACATCCTCTGGCCGCAGTGGGAAACTCGACGGATTTATACCCTGCGCAAGTTTCCGCTATTGCGTCGTTCGTGGCGTCGCAGTTGTAATAAACCTGCTTCCGACAAAAATTTCTTTTACCGTCCATCGTTATCCCCATTTTCCTTTTTCGCGTCCGGCACGCCAGCCATCCGCCTTTCGTTGGACTTAGCAAGCCGCAACTGCGCGCACAGATATTTATTCCTCTTTTCCAATTCGTGAATCTTTTTAATCGACGCAATGTATTTGCGCATTAAAAAGTCTATATTAGACGAGTTGCGGGCCGCGTCGCGCTTCTCTTGCGCAACCATCTGCGCGATTGCGTCCTCCTCGTCGTCATAATTCCGCCCGTCGAAAATCATTATATACGCTCCTTTTCTTCCCGTTCAATATCATCAATGGCTTTTGCGATAATCTTACAGGTAGACGGCTTCATACAATCCCGAAAAGCAACGGCGCACTTTACGGCCTCCGCCGAAAAGTTATTTATCCGTTCGCAGTCTTGCGCGCCCAACATCTCACTATTCAGGCCAAGTAGCGCATTGCGCAATTTCTGCCTTAGAAAACTTGCATACACGCCCATCCCCCGCGCTATGTTCTCCGACTCGAAACTCCCCATACGACCCTCCCGTTAAACGTTATATTTTTTGACCGCGCCCGGCGTGTCATCGACTTTCTGCGTCGGCAACCCGCGCATACGCGCAACCGGATTCAGAAACAACCTATCTTCCAACGGCACAATTAACCGCCGCTTACTGTCCAGCAATTTATGCAAGTCCATCAAATCACCGTCCACGGCTCCAGCCTTCACCGCAATAGCCGTCATTTTTGCAACCAACGCCCTTATCGCGGCGGCCTCGCTATACAACAGGCACAGCCGCGTCAGGGCCTCGGCGTCGCCAAGCGTCGGCACGTATCCTACCTCCCGATACGCCGCCGTTATTGCGGCCCATTTGTCAGCGGCCACGCTGTCGGCGGCAACTTCGGCGGGAACGCGGTTTATCGGCTTGCCCATAGGCACGGGCGCGGTCGAGGCGGCGGCCTTTTGCGCTTTCGACTTGCGGCCCTTTTGCGTCTCAATGGC